CTTATATTTTCAGAAGAGGAAGATAGAATCATCTGAAATAGTGTCCCGTCGCAATTTGTGTAACGTTTTCTTTATAGCCAATAGGTTAGGCGTAGTTGTTAACCATGCCCGACAAGCTATAGAAGGTATCGCTGCTAAGAATGATGACCCAAGCGTTAGATATGAGATAGTTCCAGTTCCTTTTGGTAGTGCTATAGACCCTATGAAGAGCCCTTATACCTTTGATATCAAAGATATGCACTTTATTGATGACGCCGACTTAATGGAGGTCGATCTACAGGTGTTTACCATAGATAAGATGAGAATGCATACCAATATGTTGAATCGGTTTGCCCCAAAGACAGTGGTGGATTACATGTCTACTATGAAGAACATTGAAGGGTTGTTTATTACTAAGCCCACACTAGATACCTTACCGTATACCGCTCCTTTGAAGAGATCTGTTTGGATGAACTTTACTGGAGCGGAAGTTGTATATAATGCTACCTTCTATGAGAGAGGTGTCCAATATGATACAAGGAATACCTATAAGTATGAGGGTATTACTTTAAGTGGTAAAGGTTTTAGCCTAGGTACAGTGGCTGGAGATTGTGTATCTCCATGCCTAGTCGTTGATCCTAGGAAAAACAATTGTGTAAGACCACCTTGGGAGTATAAAAGCGCAGGCCAGTATATTATTATGTATCTGCATACTGCTCTACAAGGAGTGTATCCAGTGGGTGTACCTGTTTACAGAGAGATGTTCGAGAAATGGGTACAATATGAGATTAACAGAACTCATGCAAATGTTAAAGATGTTGTAGAAAACATCACAGAAGAAGTAGAGTTCGTAGATGGTCTCGTAACTAAACACTTTGGCACTGTGGCTCAAGCTGGTACTATGACTTTGGATCCTGCTGATGAAAATCGGATAATGGTTGATGAAGGTCATCATAGTACTGCAAAAGTTACTGTACAGTTTGGAACGCATAGTGAATGTGCTATTAAAAGGAGCAAGTTCTACTATAAGTTCCCTGGTGTGAAAGCTCCTGCTCATCTTAGAGATTATATCAATAAGGAGACGGGAGAGAAGGTACCAGTTTGGG